GGTGACCGTTGCGTTGCCCTGGAAGAGAGTCTTCTGAAGCTTGTTTGCAATGGCGGTTACGCCACCAGCAAGCTCTGAAGAAATGCCGTTGAAAGGCGAGCCACCCTGCGTAAGGGCGAACTGGCTCTTCAGCGTGATCCCGCGGCGGCTAGCAAGCACAGAGACGTTAGTCGTCTGGCGAGCGTACGTGTTGGAATCATCCGTTACGGTGCCGGTCTCCGTCTGGAAGACGGCGTCACCGTAAGCGGTCTGCTGGTTGAACGCGTGCACGAGGCCGTTTGCCGGCTCCTTGCGGATGCGCTCAAACATTGGGAAGCGCTTTACGAACAGCGAATAGAGGATTGGCTCAAGGTCCTGTCGGATAAGAGCCGTTCCGCCGCTGGAGTCCAGCAGCTTCGTGATGTTCGGATTGGCTGCCGCAAGGCGGTTAAGGATATCAGCCGAAGCCTGCTTCCCCGTCTCACGACCGGCCTGAATGTCAAGTGCTTCGCCAAGCTCAGATGTGTTCATCTTGCCGAACTTCTTGCGAAGTTCGCGCTGAACAGCATAAGCCTCGGCGACGTCTAGGTTATCGCCGCCATCACGGGCAACGATTGCGGTGTCGTTCAGGGACTCAAGTCCCTTGTGAACGTCCTGCAGCTTCTCGCGAAGTGAGTCGCTCATAATTTATTACTCCTGTGCGTCAAGAAGACGCGCGATGAATGGGTCCAGCCACGGGGCCTTCTCACCATTCGTGGATTTTGTGGTCTCTACGCCCACATGCTTGCGACCCATTGGGACGTTGATCATGCGACCAACGACATCAAGGGCCTTGGCAAGTTCTCCCTCGACCTTGGCCTTGTCTGCCGCCAGTTCAGTCAGTTCCTTCTTGAAGGAAACGACTTCCTGCTGGGCAGCTAGGGCTGCGTCGAGCGCCGACTTGGCGATGGCAGCGACTTCCTCCAGAGAAGTAGCGGCAGCATCTTCGGCAACCACATCCGAGGCGGCTTCAGCAGCGACCTCAGCGGGGGCTTCCTGAACGACCTCAAGGGTCACTTCAGTATCAGAAATTGGGGCCTCTTCCACCACTGGCTCGCCGTCCTTCTGGACGCCAAGACCAGCAAGAACCGCATCGCGGTCCTCATCGGTGAGATCGGCAAGAATCCCGTTGATGCCAACAAGAACCTGATCGCTAACGCCACTCTTGTAGCGCGAGCTCTGGTTTCCGTCAGCTACAGGAGCCTGGGGCTCCTCAACTGGACTCGGTGCTGGTGCCGGTTCCGGAGTCGCCTCAGGAGCTGGCGCAGGTGTAGGTTCAGGTGCTGGGGTAGGAGTTGGCTCAAAAGCCTTCTCGGTGACAAGCTCGGCACCAAGATCCTGAAGCGTTGCAATTGCAGGGCTAACTTCAGCCTCGCATGTGCATTCGCCCTCGGCGCAGGTGCAGTCCTTCTCGGCAGAGGCAAGGATTGCCTCTGGAGCGGTCTCTTCAGCCTTTTCAGCAGCAGCCTCTGGCGCGGCCTGTTCGGCTGGCTTTGCGGAAACAGCGGACGAATCTCCGTCCGTGCTGACCGTAACGGTCACGCGGGTCTTCTTCTCTAGATCAATGGTCTCGTCCCCAGCGGCGGTCTCAACGACCTCCCCGGCGACGAGAGCCTTCTCGGTCTCTGACATTTCTGTCTCCTCGTCTTCTTCCGCCATAGGGAGCGGATTAACCTTGGTGAGAGCGCTGACCTTTTGGCCAACGAGCATCTCAGTTGCTTCCCAGTTCCCCTCTTCGCCCTCATAAATGCGAACAAGAGCTGCTGGATCTTCTGGTGTGGCTTCAATTGAATACTCTGCACCTTCAGCACCAAGAGTGCCTTCAGTCATAACGTACTCAACAGCGCCGCACATTGTCTCGCCGTCCTCATTGGACCAGAGAACCCAGTCTCCAGCAATGACGGAGCCAGCCTCTGCCTTAGAGCTTACTTCTGTCTCTGACTTCTCTTCGGCAGTAGGTCGCGTCGCCTCACGGAGCGTTGACATCTTATGCCCAACACGCACATCGCTTGGCTTTGAGCCCTGCCATACGCGGATAAGAACTGCGGGGTCGCCTTCTTCAGCATTGATGACAACAGACGAGTTTGGGACGTTGATTGAACCCTCGGTCACGACTCGCTCAATTGCACCCTCGGCTGGCCCGCCGCTGGAATTCCAGCGAACGTAGTCCCCAACCTTAAAGCGCGCCCCGTCAGCCTTTGTCTCAGGCGAACGCAGGCTCTTAAGGGCGCTCTGCAAATAAGAGCGCTGGTTAGCAGGGATGCCGACAACCGACGCCTCAAGGAGGCGAACATTGTCAATGACGTATGACTCCTTGCCGTCTTCGCCCTTGCGCTTGCCAACCTTCTCAACTCGAGCGCCGATTGAAAGCCCAAGCTTAACGCCGCGCTTAATAGCACGGTAGGTCTTCATGGCAAGTGGGTTCTCGTCTTCGCCGACAACGCGGACATCAATGTCTAGGTCGTAGACGTCTTGGTTGGTTTCCCGGTCAAACCTCTTGACAATTGTGGCATCTGTAACCGAACCAAAAAGATCGTCTGGAACATTGTAGTTGTGGTTAAGGAAGACGGTCATGTTCTGCTTGGCGGTCTCCTCCATAGACTTGAGGGCCGCAAGGGTCATCTCGTCGCCGTGCATATCCACAATGGTGGATGAGGTCGTGCCCCGGACCCTAAGGTCACCGTTCTCAGCCTCGTAGGCCTTGAGGGCATTCGTATAAAGCTTAAAGTCCACTGAACCTCCAAATACGGTTGGTTGACTGCCTAATACTTCACTTTATGCTTAACCGTGTCAAGACCTGATGTTTCTGCTAGGTTTTACCACCTTTTCAGGGGCATAATACAACGATTGTAACATATTAAATGCACCTATATGATCTACGAGTAAGATTCCTTAACCCTATCTAAATTAAATCATAACATTCGTGCTATAATCTCCGAATGTCGCAGTGCACGCTATGTGGTGAAATCAACTACTCTGGCGATCAGATCAAGGATCTGGCTAGGTCGCTGATCCGACTCCAGAGGCAAATTCAGCCAGTCATAGAGTCCTACGAGAAGGGTCGCCGATCCCACCCCCGCTGCGCTTCCTGCGGCATCCTTGCCGGCCAAGAGCACCTTGTGACCGAGCTCGTGCCAGAACCCATGATCCCAAGGGCAAGGGGGCAGAAGAGGTACAATGTTTGCCAGTGGTGCTACGCGGACCTTCACAAGAGCCGCCAAAGCGTCCCTCAGCGCCGAAAGATCGCCATCCAGGTGGACGAGATGCTCAAGGGGGAGGACGAAGAGACAGCAGACACAGATATTGACAGCATCATGCGAGCCATTCATAATGAGCTTGCGATATTCAATGGCACATCGCCACGCCAGAGACCTGGACATTTGACAATTGACCCGATTGAGGAACAGGAGCCAGAAGATGACGACGCCGAGCGTTGAGTCAACATTGGAGGTTCAGTTCACAGACGGGACCTTTGTTGTGCCAGTATGGTGGGCGAAGGCCCTTAACAAAAGAACGGTGAATTATGTCAATGGGAAGCGTGTAGTGGATTGCCCTATTGACGAAATGCGTAGATATGTCAATACTGACGCAGTTGAGACTATTTGGTCCAATGCGATTAGGCAGCGGCGTAGCGGAAGGTAAAAATGGCTGAGCAGCGATCTCTTATTCAGCGCCTCTTTGGAGGCGGCCCGCAGCAGGTGACCGAAAAAGCAGCCCCATCGCTTGTCCCAGATGCGGGACCATACGCGCGCGGCGCATATGGATTAAACACAATTACCAAGATGAGCACCGAGCAACTACGGCGATGGTCGCGCGGCAATCCTTGGATTCGTGCCGCCGTTAACCTGCGCCGAACACAGATCAGCCGAGCAAAGTGGGACATCGTCAGCAATGACGCTGGCGACAGCCCGGACCCAAGGACTGTACAGAAACTTCGTGATCTTTTCCGGCGACCAAATCCAAAGGGTGAATCTTGGCGCTCGTTTATTGAGCCTGTGATTGAGGACATTCTGGTTCTTGATCAGGGCGCAATTGAAATTGAGAGGAAGGTTGGATCTCGCGTTGGCGCAGACCCAATCGCCTACCTGTGGAATAAGGACGCCGCCCGTATCGCCTTTGACACTACCTGGGATGGCAGGGACGAAAGTAAGCCGCGGTACTACGAAATGGACGGCGCGGGCAAGCAGCTTGCCGTTTACAGGAATGACGAACTTATCGTGGTGATTGCCAACCCAGTTACCTATAGCCCAATCGGACTTTCTCCGCTTGAAGTGCTTTCAGAAACAATTATCGCAGACCTTGATGCTGCCGCGTACAACGCCAAGGCAGTATCGCAGGCGGCACCTCCTGGCGTTCTCCATCTAGGGGAAGGTGTTCGCCCAGACCAGGTTGACTCATTCAAGGCATATTGGGAAGCAGAAGTTGCCGGTAAGAGCCAGATTGCAATCACTGGCGGAGGCAAGGGGATGCAGTGGCTCCCGCTTGCAGCGTCCAATCGCGACATGCAGTTTATGGAGTGGCAGGTCTACCTTGCCCGAAAGATCTGTGCAGTATTCGCAGTGCAGCCACAGGACATCGGCATCTCCTTTGATGTAAATAAGAGCACGTCGGAGACCGGGGCTGCGTTCACCTACGACAACGGGATTGTTCCGCTCGCTGAGTTGATCGCCGAGTACCTGACTCGAGAGGTTGTGGCAAGGTATGACAGCGACCTCCGCTTCGTCTTCACGGAGATCGGAAGAACCGCCCAGCAGACGATTGCGGAGTACAACAAGATGGCGCTTGGTGGCCTTCCGTGGCTTCGCATCAACGATGCCCTCCGCGAGCGCGGTCAGGACGGCATTGGTGAGATCGGAGACCAGATTCTCTTCCAGACCCCGAAGGGCTATGTCCCGTCGGATCGCTACGGGGAATACCTTGACACCGTCGTGTTCGGCAATGCTGCCGTAAACGAGCCGCCAACCCCAGATGGCTCAGGTCCAGAGGGAATTCCAAGCGGAGAAGACATGGAGCCAGATCCAGGGTCTTCCAACACGCCAAACCAGAACCCATCCGACCCTGAGACTGAAGAGACCAAGGCGGCGGGGGATTCAATCATTGTTTCCGACATTGACGGCATCTTGAGCGCTTCTGACGGTAGCGATAATGTCAACGAGAATGTCGCGGACT